CACCAGACGGTGCTTTAAATTTCCAAATACCTGATGTAGAATCTGTTTGACCAAATGTTGTTGGTGTTAAAGCTGTTCCATCAACTAATGCAAAATGACTTACATAACCTTCAAGATACATATCTCCATAAGCATCTCTCCTACCAATAGTGTGAGCTACAGTATGATTAAATTGAGTATCGTAGTTTTGGTCTGGATATGTTGCTGTAGCAAGAGATGTTTCTTGAACACCATTTATATATAATTTAGCTCTATTAGTATTAGTTCCTTGTGTTGTATCAATAGCAACCATTATGTGATACCAAGCTGATACATCTCTAAATAATCTGTTTGTTTTAAGATTTATTTTTGTAACACCACCATTTTCACTATAAAATTCTATGGCATTATCACTTCTAATTGTAATTTGTGATCTAGTTGAACCATCTGTTGCAGCTTGAACAAGTATTTGATTAGAACTTAGTTTGGTTTTTTTAAACCAAGCACTTATAGTAAATGTTTTTCTGTTTCCTCCTGATGATGGTGTTCTTGTTAAATAACTGTTTGCCATAATATTATCCTAGTTGAACTGCCCTGAATTATTCGCCCCAAAATTAAATGTTAAACTAAACGCACGATCCGCCGTTTGCCCTTCAGCATCTGTAGCTCTAATTGTAAAATTAAAAGTTGTATCTGATGTAGCACCGGATTCAGTTCCAGTCAATGTAGACGAACCTGATCCACTATTCAATGTAATTCCACCAGGTAAAGATCCTGATTGTACAGCCATGCTTACTGAGTTTGTTGCTGTTAAAGTTATTGTTCCAATATTTGATCCACCAGAAAATGAACCTAATGACCCTGCTGCAGTTTGCCATGCGGGTGCGTCTGATACTGTTAATAGTGCTCCAGTTTGAACTGCGTTACCATCTGGATTCTCTACATATAATTTGTAACTTGCATCAACTGAAATAGTAAATTTAGCTGTAATACTTGTAGCTGATGTATAAGATACTTCGTCAGCTACAAATTGTGCACCTGTAGTTGAGTTAATTGCTGTAACTAACGGAACAGATACAAAATTAGTTCCTGTAATAACAACTGATGTTTGTGTATTTTCAATCGCTGAAGGACTAATACCTGATACTGTTGGTCTTACTTCAGTTGTTAAAGTAATAGATCCACCAAGCGCTACTGCTTGACCATTGATTGTAATTTGTCCTGAACCTGTAAGTGCAGTGTTTGCAATGTTCTGTGTACCAGTTAATGTTGCACCACTAGGCACAGTAATAGTATCACCGCTATCTCCTAGCTGTACACCAGTTCCTGATCTTGGACTTATTTTATTTACTTTTACTTCACTCATAATTATCCCGCAGTTGCCGGTATGTTATTTGATCCTACTATTGGGTTTTCTGCTATAGCCCAATAAAGAAAAGTATCTCCATTATTATTGGCACCACTTGCTGTTGTTTTTAATTTAAAACCATTAGATAAAAAATCTGTATCGTCAGCAGTATTTTCTGCATTAGTAACATTTGGGTGTAATATTTTATTTCTAGGATTATTACCACTAGAACTTCTTTTGTTATCCCATATAGTCCATTGAGTACCAGAAGCATTAATTTTTTTACTAAAAATAAATGCAGGTTTAAATCCAGTGTAAACAAATCTTCCGTTAGTGCTTCCCGTTCCAGTATATTTTCCAATTTTTGAATATCCTTTTTTACTTGCAAAACAGTAAGCTACATAAGTATCATTATTACCATTTAATGCACCAGTATTTCCAACTGTAAAAACACTAGTTGTTGGCACTACGTCATTATAATTATCTCCATCTGCTACTGCATCTTGTGTATTAAGTTTTAAATACTTTTGCCAAGGAATTGATGTATCAAGGTATTCAGAACCAACTATCCAATCGCTAGTATAACTTAATTTATGAGGAAGTATTAATTCTGGCTTAACACCAAGATGATGTGGAATTTGGTGTCCAGCAGTTCCATTTCCTGTCCATCTAACAATGCTAAATCCAGCAGCTGTATTTACTGAATAAGTATAAGTTTTAGCTGTACCAGAACCAGTAGTTGTACCAGAGCCATTTGTTCCTGCTTTCCAGTTCCAAGCAACATAAGTATCAGTATTTTCATTAATTTGATTATTAGTTCCTATAGTAAAACCATCTGAATCAAAACTTTGTAACCTTGATGTATCTGTAACTTCTGCAGTAGTTGCATCTGAATATAAATTTTTTGTAGCACCTCTAACACTATCTGTTAGAATATGTTGCCAAGTTTCATCTCTACCTTTATTCCAGACAAAATCAGGTTGAAAACCAACTCCTGTTATACCTCTAGCATTTGCACCATTACCTGTGTAGAGAACTGTATTAAAATGTAAATTTGGTTTATCTATTTGTGCCATTAACTATACTCCTCTGCATTTAATGATTTAGTACATAACGCTCGATAGCCCGCTGGGACATCGTATTCAAAAATACCGTTTCCATCATCAGGATTTTGTGCTGATGATACAGCAGTTGTACCAAAATAGCCATTACCGAAATTTGCTGATAAATCACTACTAGATTGAAAAGCTGTACAAGCAAAATGATATGTGTCTGTTCCTGGAGTAAAACTATACAAAGAACCTGTTTTTGATGCACCAGATGTTGGATCACCACTGTTTTGAAAAGTTCCATTTTTAGAAAAATAAACAGCGCCATTATCTAAATCCATAGCAACTCCTATTATATCATTATCAGTAAAAGTATTTACAGTAGAAGTTGTGCTTCCATTTGTTATGATTGCTCCATTAAGTCTGTAAGCAACACTATTGGCTGTAGCTCCTACTTGTCCATCTACCATAGCATTTTCTGTACTTATCATTCCAACTCTTGGATAACTTGCATTAGTATTAGTAATTTTAAACTCCATATAATATTTTCCGCTAGATGCAGCTAATGTAGAATTTGTTCTTGAACCATAAGTATTATCATTTCCTACTAAAGTGGTGCTTCCATTACTGTAAGTTGCGTATCCTGCCATATATCCTAGAGTATTCCATGTAGCAAAAACATTACTAGGTGTGTCTTTATTCTGCACAATTGTACCATTAGTTGTCCAATTATGTGCTCCACCTCCTGAATCTAATCCCATGTTTGCAGCGTTATCAAATTTTAAAAAGAATCCGTTTGTACCATATGATACTGATGGTGAGACCTTAGGTTTCCATATTCCTGTTGTTGAATCTGTTTCTCCAAATTCAGTCGGTGCATAGCTTTGTCCATCACACCAATGAAAATGTGCCATTTCACAATCGGTATATTCACTTGAAGCACCCATTCCTATTTTATGAACATCTGCTGTATTTATTGCTGTTCCCCTATTTTGTGCAGGTTGAGAATTTGTTCCAAAAGATTGTTGAACACCGTTCATATAAAGTCTAATTCTATCATTTGATGATGCTTGTGTAGTGTCATGTCTATAAACCAAATGATACCAAGCGTTGACGTCTCTATATCGAGCATCTGTTTCACATTCCCAATTTGTAGAACTACCTGCAACTTCGGCAATATAAATTTTATCATTATTAAACATTATTCTTTCATAGTCACTAGCTTGTGGAAAAGAACCAAAAAAGTTTTGTTGTCCACCTATACCAGTTCTTTTAATCCAAACACTTAAAGTCCATGTTGTTCTATTACCTACTTGATCAAAAGTTCTCGATAAATGTGATGATGCCATTAGCAGAATCCTCCAGCGTTCGTTATACCAACAGTTGCTGTAATTGACAACGCTTGTGTTGTAACTTGTGACTGAGCATCAGTTGCTTTTAATGTAAAATTGTATGTAGTTTCACTAGCAGATGCTGGTAAAGTCCCTGATAAAACTGCTCTATATGTAGAACCACTTACATTTGATGTAGATCCTAAACTTATACCTGATGGTAAAGAAGATCCAGAATTTATTGCTATTGTTGTAGCACTGTCAGCAGTTACATCTACGTTTGCTGAATAAGAAGTATTTGCTTCTCCATTTGCTAAGCTTGTAGTTGTAAATGTAGGGCCATCAGAAATAACTAAATCAGACGAACTTCTAACTGCATTACCGTCTGGGTTTGTTAATAAAATTCTAACATTTTGTCCGTTTGTTAAACCAGCTGTACCAGTTGTAAAAGTAACTGATGTTGCGCTTGTAAATGTAACAGATGTAGCATCCTGCACTGCACCATTAGCTCTTTGTAATTCTACTTTTGGTATCGATGCAAAATTAGTTCCTGTTAGAGTTATGGTTCCTCCAACATCTGCATCAATAGTAGAAGGTGAAATTCCTGTAATTGTTGGTTGTGTTTCTGTTGGTATTGTAGCTGAACCACCTAAGTTTACAGCAACACCATTGATTGTAATTTGTTCATTTGCTAAAGCAGAGTTTGGAATAACATCATTTTGAAGTACTAAACTATCACCAGCTTCACCAATTGTTAAATTAGTTCCTGACTGTGGTATTACTTTATTTACTTCTATCGTACTCATTATATAATTACCAATGTTCCTGTTACTGTTTGTGTTCCTGTTATTGTAACTGGTCCTGCTAACACTCCTGAATCAATTGTTTGTGTATCAGATAATGTAGAAGCGTGAGTTGTTACATAAGTTGTAGCTGTCATACTTGCAGACGGAGCTCGTTTTGCAGGGTAAGTACAAAATACAGTTTTAGTTCCTGCTGTAAAATCCACAAGGTTGTCTGAGTTTGAAGAGGAGATAATTGTGGTTCTTGAAAGTGTATCAGTACCTGCATCGGTTACTGTTCCAATACCAACTTCAAATTCAGATGTTCCGTCATGTGAAATACAATAGAACGTACTGTTAGTATCACCAATACCAGCAACAAAAGTTTCAAAACCTGTTTCAGCAGAAGCTGATAAGTTTATTGTTCCTGTACCAGTAGATGTACTAGTCTGTTTAACTCTGTCGTTTAATACAAAAGCCATTTATTAAATTCCTAACTATTATGCGTCGCCTAGTCTAATAATAGCATTTGATGCATCAGCAGTAGGAAACTGAATAATAAAGTCTCCGTTTGTTGCTGTTTTATTTCCACCAAAGTCTAATACCAAAGCTAATTCGTTTCCGCCGCCAGTTGTTTTATATATTGCAGCACCTGCAGCAGTCAACGTTACAGACGGAAAAGTTAAATCAGCAAAATCAACAAATGCAGTTGTTGTTCCTGCAACTCCATTATTTGTTAATGTGTTTCCACCTGCTGAATATGATGTTCCTGACGTACCAACTTCATTACCTGTTTGGTAAACAGTTGATGTTGCACTGTAGCCGGCAATACTAGTATATAAAGCACACTTAAATGTATTTCCTCCATTACCTGATGTATCAAAATTAAATACTCCTTTTAACAAACCAGACTTGAAAGAATTAGGTACTATATTTGCCATGTTTTTTTATCTCCTTGTTTATGGTGATGGTGATTTTAATGGAGTACGAATTGCACCATCTTGCCATTCGTCTCGGCGTCTTCTACCTTGTTGTTCGATAGAGTACGAAGCTAAAGCCCTTTGATATGACTGCTCGTAGTATTGTAGCATATCTGCTGGACCTTTCAAGTATCCATATGCTTCTACTAGAGTTCCATATAAAAGTAAATCTTGATATTTATTACTCAAATAAGTAGTTGTTGAATTTGATGTTGTGATACTAGCTGGTTGTTTTATATATGCTAGTGTTATTTCATAAGTAGCATTTGGTGTTGGAGCCACAACCCAAAAATTAGCATCCCAGTTAGCATAATATTTTGGAATACCAGATGCTGTTCCAGGCTTATCGTAAAATTCAGCCATGTATGATGTATCTTTTTTTTCTAAAAATGTTTGAACATTAGGTGTTACGTTGGTATTTTTTAATTGAACATATCTAATGACTCTTAAATCAGAAGGAATAGTTACATATCTATTACCGGTTGCTAAATTAGATGTAGCATAAAATCTATTATCATCAGAATCAGCATCACGATATATTCTGTTTTCA